AGTTTTGGGATAAGACAAATGGCGGCTCTTGGCAAGGCGTTCAACATCTTGGGCAGCGTAGATGTTCAACCCACCCAATGACTTCTCAATGGTTTCAATTCGAGCACTGAGCCCGTCATCAATTGTTTGCAACTTGTCAAGATCTACCCTTACCCCATGCCGCCGCATCTGCAACAGCAACGGGATCAAAGCAGTCTCTAAGTTAAACAGTTCAAGCAAGTCATCGCGTTGCAAGATTTCTTTCTGTGCATTCCAAATCCGAATGGGCAATGAGGCATCACCTTCTGCATATGGGCCCACAAGCACAGGTGGGCAGCGGTAGATGTTGGCTGCCTGTTTCCTGTCTGCATTGCCCCCATACGCCCGGCTTGACCAGTCGTACAAAGCACTCTCAAGTTTTGTCTCACCCAGGTACTTCTTTGCCAACGCATTGAGTGAGTAGCTGAGTGCGTTTTCATCAATGAGGGGCTCCGCCAACTGAACATCACAAATGGGTCCCGCCACATGCACATCTAAGGTGGACAACCAACCCAGGTCGTACTGGGAGTGGGCAAAGATGTAGGAACGGGTGTTGTCAGACAAGACATCTTGCAAAAAGTTGATAACCTGTTCCTTGTTCTGATTCTCACCCATGGTGTGAGCAATGGGGTAGTACCAAGCGGCGTCAATAGTTGCAATGGAGATGCCTGCCACATTGCCATGCCCCGTTGCCCACCCCGGACCCAAGTCAAGCAGTTTGGGGTCAAAGGTTTCTGTGTCCACACCCAATTGAAGCACACCATCTAAATTCGGAAATTCTCGCAGTTGCCAACCCGTGTCCGGTATGGCAGGCATGACGCGATTAGTTTGTGGCTTCACGCCGCCTTTGACGGGTTTGACGACCTCAATATCTTCCCAGAACAACCCAACTGAATCATGTCTCATTGACGGACCCCCACAATCATCCCCCGCATGCCCTCTGGGCCTGTAAAAGGACTGGGCGCTGGGTAAGTGCTCAAATCCATCTTCGTTGCCTCATTCAACACCTTGCCTATCATCTCCGCCCTAAACCTAGCCACCGGTAAACTAATGCCTTCAACCGACGCTGTATGCCCACCATCCATAGTATGTACCCCCTCTGCATTAAAAACCACCACCGGGAACTTGGGATCTGGATGGAAATGAGATATCTTGTCCACTGCATCCCGCAACTGCCCGGGGATAGCGGGCAAGGCGTCATAGTCATACTTAGAGAGCATTTTTTCAATGTCAGGCCAGGCGGAGTTCATGGGCAACACCCGGCACCAAAAGGTGTCGTAGAGAAAATAAATGCTTTGCCCACTCTGTACTATGTGCCCGGGATCCCGGTTGATACGCATTAATTCATCAACAGAGGCAGCGGGGAGGGAGAAGGTGTAAGGGGACACAAAAGGCACCGACACCACAACCACGTTGTTGGTTGCATACATATGCGTCTTGTCTACCAAAATGGAGCAAGACCAAGGCCTACTAGCATCCTCTGAAATAAATGGCGCTATCCGTTTAAGTGCCTTAATGAACCCAGGTGCCACAGGAGTTGGCTCAACTCCCTCTGGTGGACCTTTAACCTTTGGGTAGTCAGCGTTTGCCATGAGGGGCAAGACAGCTTTAAAGCCAGCTCTTTTGATGGTCAATTTGCCATTCTTCTCTGTAATCACCGGTTCCCCATCACAAGCATTGACTGCACGCAGGAAGCGGGAGGCAGGCACAGTTGCATTGACATCTTTTAACTTCTCACAAAAAGCATCAATGGCAGTACACCGACCATCATTGCCCTGAATGTGCCCATCGTAGATGTGGATGTGGCTGAAGGCAGGCACCAAGGTCTTGTCTGCCACCGTCCCCGCTACCAACTTGATTGTTTCTAGCATCTGTTATAACTCAAAAAGTGAATCTTGGAACATGTGGTTAGGCTCTGGTAAAGAGTTGTGCCAAGACACAAACTCAAGCCCCGACATCAATCGTCGTGCGTTTTGATCAGTCACGATTTGTTCAAGAGTCAAACCGTAACCTGCTGCTCTGTCAATGATTGCTTGTGCTGTGCCTGGTGGCATGTTGCAGATGTGCATTCCAGCGTTGTGTCTGTCTGGGCTTTGGTCGGAGGTTGCAATAGCAGTCAGGCGTCCGTTGTCGTTAAAGTTCACCCGACCCATCACAGCAGTGTAGAGCCAAGTGGCAGAATCTACTGAATACCACGGCACTTGTTTCAACATAGTGCCACCAGTGGCTGCCAAGCCGTGACACTTCTTGCCAGGCAACTTACGGTGTACATAGTTAGACCAATTGACACGTGTCCATTCAGGCAAATCGTTCCTGGGTGAGACGCAGATGTAGTCAGCCATTTCTGCTACCTCAAACATCCGCTCCTCTGCCTCATTCTGATGGAACACCGGCAGCACAATATCCCCAAACTCTTCCTTCAATATTTTGAAGTTCTCATCTGACGTCTTGATTGCTTGTGCTATTTCCTCTGGCCCCGCAGTCACCCCGGGAGACCCCGGGATCACATCCAAGTTGATGAGCCACACCTGCACATGGCTAGGGATGAGAGACATGATGTTCTTGTACACCGTAATCAAGTGCTTCAAATCCACCTTCTTACCCTTTGACCAAGCGGTGAAGGCGCCACTATCCAACATCATTTCTTGAATAGCAGCGCCGTCTATCTTGCACAGGTCTGCCCAAATCTTCGCCTCCTTCACATAAGCATCATGGCAGGAGCAGAGGCGATGGGTGAACGCCCTTGCAAGACGTTGCTTCATCTCATCTGAGCCACCGGTGGTGCCGGAGAAGAAAAGTTTGACCTTGGACATCTTTTACTTACTCCGCATTGTGCCAGTATTCAAAGGTAGGCCAGAAGGGAATGCCACCCCGTGGTGTAAACTGCCCCTCAACCCTCAAATACTCTGGTTGCAACAAATCAACCAGCGCCTGTGCAATGTGAGTCACACAGGCCTCATGGAATTCACCTGTCTGACGAAACGAACCTAAGTACAATTTCCATGCCTTGGACTCCACACACCATTCACGTGGCTTATATTCCACCACAATGGTTGCAAAATCGGGTTGCCCAGTGAGGGGACAGAGCGATGTGAATTCAGGCGAAACAATTTTGATACTTGTCTCTGCATGTGCGCCTGCACGGGAGACGGTAAGTTTCATTGGGTTGGGGAAGCGTTCAAGCAAAGAGGCATCAGCGCCTTCATACTTGTACCCTGTGTCCTTACCCAAAGATTGCAGATGGTCAGCTTTTGAGAGCTGAATTGCACTGTGTGTTGCCATGGGTTCAAAGTCCTTAAAAAGTGGAATATCAATAGGTCCAGGTTGCGCCTGCACCTCCTCTTTATGCCAAATCCACAAACAGCTTTTGCTTGCTTTGTATTTTTTGACATATCCTTTCTCACCCAGTGCCCAAAGTGACTTGGACACAAGATCTGGTGACAATTGCAGTTTTGCTGCTATGTCTTGAGTGGTTAGCCAGCCGTGGGGTCCGTGGGCTAAAAACCAACGGATGCGATTCATCGACGAACCAGGTCTAACAATTCTTCTTTGGCGGATCTGTCCCATTCGAAGAGCCCTTTCATTGCTGAGGTTACAGTGGAGGCACCCTGACGTTGGATGCCGCGAGATTCCATGCACATGTGGCGGCACTCAATGATGACCCCAACCGCTTTGGGTTGGAGTGCATCTTGAATAGCATTTGCCACTTGACTCGTAAGGCGCTCCTGCACCTGTAGGCGTCTAGCAAACACATCCACTACACGCGATAGTTTGGAGAGTCCCACAATCTTGCCATCAGGGATGTAGGCGACATGGGCAACACCAAAGAATGGTGCTAGGTGGTGCTCACAATGACTGTAGACAGGGATATCTTTGACCAGGATGATCTGGTTGTAATCCTCCGCTCCGTCATTAAAAGTTTTGAGAATCTCCGCTGGGTCCTCCTTGTACCCACCCGCCCAATGCTGCCAAGCTTTAACAACACGGATAGGAGTGTCAATCAAACCACCCCTCTCTGGGTCCTCACCAATGACTGTCTTCAACAGGTCGGCAACAACAGTTAACTTATCAGGCATGACGCAACTCCTTGATCTCATCTATCAACAAGTTGTAGAAGTCCTCGTTCTGCAAATAGTTGTTGGTGCCTGGCAACTGCATCAACCCATCCATCCAAGCGCGGATGACCAAGGGGTCAGGCAACTGTGCTTCCTCAAACCCCTTTGCCCTCAACACATTGGCATGGTTCATGTCCGTTGGTGGGTACTTGCCGTCATAAGATGTGTGGGTGTAGGCAAGGGCAGCGTAGCCCCCTGCCTCCTTCATCACCCTGATGCTCTCCGCCTTTGTGCTGCCAATCAACGGGGCGATAATGTGCAGGTGGCTAATGCCCAAGGACTCGTTAGCCATTTGCTCGTACGAAAATCTAAAATCGTTAGTGCAATCGGGGTAGTTCGCGTTGTCAGCTTGGCATATGCCAGTAACAAGGGTGAAGCAATCAGCAACAATAGCGCGATTGGCAGCAACGGTAAAGAAGAGTGTATTTCGCATCGGTACGAAGGTGAGTTCCACCCGGTTGCCAATAATTTTGTCCATGGTTTCGTAGTCATCATATTGCTCCAAAAGTTGAGAAGAATCGGTCAGTGGTGAACGCCCTTTGAGGATGGGACCGAGTTCCACTACCTCATGGGATGCACAGCCAGCGATTCGGGCAACCTTTCGTGCTGCCTCTATCTCCAAGCTGTGGCGTTGGTTGTAGTCAAAGGTGACAGCATGCACTTCCTTGTAATTTTGCTTTGCAAGGAATAAGCAGGTTGTCGAATCTTGTCCGCCAGACAAGATGACCATCGCTTTTTGTTTCAACATCTTTAGTTTCCTTTTCCTAAGTAAATTGCTGAATTCGCACCGTGTTCTCTCACCTCTGCACTCACCACCCGGCAACGTGGTTTGTACGAATCCGCATACTCCGCCTCCCTTAACCATTCACAGGCCAAGCCGTAGGCAAACTCTGCAAACTTCTCGCACCCAATCTCATCCATGATGACCAAGTCTGCGATGCCTCTCTTTTGTGCCTCAATAAACCAATCCATGTTGGGATCATCATCAGCAACCAATGTCCGGTGGTCAAAGTAATTTTCAAGCTTGGCACGCAACTTTTTCAACCCACCAAAGTCAACCACCCAATGGTTCTCATCCAACTCTGTTGCCTCAAACTCAAACTTAATGGACAAAGCGTAGCCATGCAGTTTGTTGCAATGACTCTTTGCCCGCCATTGACGGAAACAAGCGCTGAGTCCTATTTCATGCCCGTAGGTTTTTGTAGATCTGAAAGTCACGGTAGTCCAATCATTTTGTGAAGTTGTAAAGTTAGTCGGTGCCCATGGGTCATGCAAAGGGCAGCCGCGTATTCGGTGTTCTCTTTCGTCTTGTCCCAGTCAACAGTTCTGTCTTCATGGTACTCCATCATGGGTTGCAACCAGATGGTGCCTTTCCTTGCCCTGTAGATCATCAACTCTTTGTAATCTTGTGTGGACATGTTGGGCATACCATCTGCCTCACTGCATTCACCTTTTCGCACAATGTACTTCCAGTCAAAGCAGTAACGAACAAAGCCAGAATGGACAGTGGCGGTTTTGGGAGAACAGACAATGGTCACAAGTTTCCCCTCCACCAAATCCTCCATCCCATCTTGCCACAAAGTGCCCGCTGTCTCAATCTGAATCTTCACATTGTTTGCTGCTACCAACACATTGCAAAGGTCAAGAAGGTTTTGACGGAAGGGCTCACCACCTGTGATAACCACAAGATCGCACTTGTAGGCGGCGCACGCCTCAGCAATTTCCTGCGCTGTCATGTAGGTAGTAGAGCTCTCAAAATCGGTATCACAGAAGTGGCACCGGAGGTTGCAACCACCCAGGCGAACAAACACCGCTGGCATTCCCGCCAATGGTCCCTCTCCCTGAATGGTGTAGAAGATTTCTTGCACCCAGAAGGTGTCTTTAATCTCCCTTTTCATAATCTTATTCTTCCCGAACATGGATGAATCCTTTTCTTAATAAAACTGAGAGGTGCCGGTTGATATCTTTCTCCTCCATTCCAAATCCAACCTGCGCATATCTTACCAAATCCTTGTGAGCAATGCCCAAAACACTTGCTGCCTGTATCTTGTCCAACACTATCCTTGAATCGCCGTTGCCAGCACGGATAGGTGGACGGGAGAGATAATACCTCATCACCCCCGCCCTTTCCTTACGCCGCTACCAACTGATTGGCAAGGTTGACTGCCAACTCTTTGGTTGTCTGACCATCACCAAACCAGGCACGGTCAATGCGAACATCATCTGTACGACCACGGTGATGATCCACGTGTTCTGTCACAGCATTGATAAGGCCCCAAACTGTCTTGCGCGCTGCCTCCAAATCTGAACCCATGCCACGACCTTGGTACAGGTCAAACAAAGCGTCCACTGTCTTGGGGCTAACCACCTCATCACCTTTCTCATTGGTGTAGGTAGAAACGGCGCTGAAAAAATTGTGCGCCTGGTCATTGTCAACCTTTGTCTTGCTCCACACATCCACTGACTTGATGAATGAATCCCATGAAGTAGCAGCCAGACCCAACTGTGCCTTGACCTTAGTCTCGTTGAAGTTGCTTCTATGGTTGATGCGAACAATGCGTTGGCCTTTGTTCGCTCCTGTGCCCTCAACTGCAAAGGTCAAAGTGTTATTGCAAACTACTCGGATGCTTGTGAACATGGCGACAGTTGACATTGAACCGTCACAGGCAGTGCCCAACAACAAGTAACCTTTGATAGTGTCGTCCAACACCTTCGCCTCTTGACCCATATTGGCAAGTGCCCAGTATTTGCGACCATCGCGCAGGACACCAGCGGTTTCCATTTGAAAACCAGCGCTCTCTGTCAAGTCACGATAAAACTCCAACACCTCACCGGGCTGGACAACTTTGTAGTTGCGTGAAACCACACCCAGCGCCTTTTGGTTGTCAGAGCGGACCAGCACCTTGCGGTCAGGCACTGTCAAGATGTTGCCGTCATTGGTTTCAAACAGAACGTCTTTGCTCTCCAGGCTGAAGTTCATGCCAGCGGCATACTTCCATTCGTCAATTGTCTTGCCAGCTTCCATTTTCTGACCCAAGCCATGCCAGGGGGTGTCACCAACATATGCCATTGCTGCTTTGCCAGTGGTGAAGTCAATTTCGTGTGCCATGATAATTTTCCTTAAAGATTAATAAACGATTTGAACATTTGCGCGGGGGTTAGTTTCTGCAGACATGATGTCTTTAGCCACTGTAGTGTACTTGGTGACAAGTTCTTCTGGAGCGTTGAGCTCTTTGGCAACTTTTGCCCATGCCACTGTCTTGCGCTCCGCTGTGTGCTTAACAGTAGTAGTGAACAGGTCACCCACATATGTACCTGCGCCCAACAACTTGAGTTGGTTTTTCAAGTCTTCTTGCTGTTCGCGCAATTGCTCAATTTGGTCCTCAATGAGGCCCAGGCGATCTACTAATTCCAAAGTGTTGTTTACTGCGTGTGACATCTTTCTATCCTTTCTGGTTTCTGACATTTACTTTGTCATTGCTGTCCATTGTATGGCAAAAAAGATATACATCAATAACTTTTTTGATTATTTTCAACAATTGTTTTTATCGGTTCTACATTGGCAATTGAAAAAACCTATTGGTCTGGGGCTGGACAATATGCAAGCACCTCCGTGCGCGGGTAACTCCCACATACATGACGCGTCTTTCTGCATCTGGATTTGCCAGGTATTCCAGGTTGGTTTTTCTTGCCTGATCTAAATGCAACACCACATTCTCCGCCTCCCCTCCCTTCACCCCGTGAATGGTGTTCACATGCACCTCCGGTTTACTTGTAAATGCCTCCGATCCATAGATGCGGAGAATGGACAGATAATACTCAATGTCGTCTGATGAAATGGCCTTGAACGCATCATGCCAAATGGCATTTGTCAACAACCCGAAATTGTCGATCAATTCCTGCATAGTGTAGGTAGTGTTATCGTCCATCTTGCTCAGGGATTTGAAGCCTCTTTTCACCTCATGTCCAACACGAAATTGCTCATACACTTTTTTGATAGCAATGCCTGCCTGATAGTGCCCTTTCCGCAACTTCTCCCAACACCTAATTGCTTGCAGGTGTGTTTGATTGACTGACCATGAGCCGTGTCGCCTGATGTAGGGGATGCCCATTAGGCGCAAATTCTTTTCAATGTTGGACAAGGCGTAGGTGTTGCGCACCAAAATTAACCATGAGCCTTTGCTTGGGTCAATGGGTATGCTGTCTGGGTCATTGTGGAATTCAATTGAGCCCTCCTCATTCCTTGGCACCACCGCCTTCTCATACCTGTGGCTTACTTGTTTGATGATGCGTTGGGACAGGTCAAAAATGCTCCTTGGCATCCGGTGTGAAATACCCAGCACCTCTTTTTCACCCTCAAGGGCAAGGAATGTCTTGATGTCTGCCCCTGACCATGAGTAAATGGCTTGGTCATCATCCCCCGCTATGTACACCCAGCGGCAATGGGCGAATGCAACCTTCAACACCTCCCATTGCAGGGTAGATAAATCTTGTGCTTCATCAATGAAGGCGATGTCGCAGTTGACAGGTGAGCTGTAAGCAACAAATTTTTCCAAGATGTCAGTGAAGTCCAACACCCCTGCCTCTTGCCTGTACCTGTCGTAGGCATCAGCAATTTGTTTGAACATGTGCCAAGTAAATGCAGGTTGAGCAAGCTCCTGATACACCTCCTCCAACGGCGCTCTCCTAACCCGCGCAAGTGAGGCATAGAAAAGCATCTCATCACCAAGGGTGGCGCCAGCAGCCAAGCCAGTGGAATCATCCATGTTGGCGCTGAATGGCATGCGCATGACTTTGGAAAACTCAACCATGTTGGCAGGGGTAACCAGTTCGTTCTTTTTTACTGCCAATTCTCGGTAGCAAAGTGCGTGGATGGTTTTGAAGTTGTGCAGGTCTGCCTTTTGATACTCAAACTGTTGACATGTGCGTGAAATGGCTTCTTGTACAGCTTTTCTAGTGAAGGAGACAAAGGCAATGCGTCCAACAGGCGATCCAAAGGCGATTTCCTGCTCCAGCAGCTTCAAAAGGCTTGTGGTCTTGCCACACCCAGGGGCTCCTAGGATCAACCGCTGCTCGCCCATTCCAATCTTCAAAACTCACTCTCCACCTGCGGCACTGCAAAATCCTCATCCTGCTGTGCAAACTCATCTATTGACCAGCACTGCACGCACTTGCCTTTGATGTTAAATTGGTGATGGGAAGAACCCGCTCGCCTAAGCGCTGCCCATTGCTCTTTGTTGGTAAGTTCTCGGAAATGTTGTTGGTCCAGAAATCGAGCAAGATCGACTGATCTAAAGTATGTTCGTTTTTCATTTGTCCAGGGTTTGCCTGCGAGTAATTCATCTTGATGCCTTGCTTGTGCTTGTCCAGTGCAGAAGGTTTCTACCAACTGCATAAATCTTCCCTCTGTTGATGCATCGGGTGGTGCCTCTATCAACTCCACATGCTCCAACTTCTCCTTCACCATCTTCTCCCACCTGTGCGGTTTAATCCGGTTGGGCAACTTGTTGATCTTTTCCATGCAGATCTTGCGGAACTTTTCCTGTGACAACAAGTCATCAGTATTCAACTCCAACCTGACCCCGTCAACATCAATGATCCAAGTGGGCGGGTCAGACAGTATTTTAACCAAAGTGCCAATGTTGATAGATGGCTCATCAAGATCGTTCTGTCCAATCCCGTATTCCCTGTGTTTGCACAATTCTTTGTTGCAAAGACCGGTTAGAGGGGCTTTGGTGCAGGGGTAGAAGTAGTTCTTTCGATTGAGTGACTTGATGACCATGCCAACTTCTTTGAAGGGCAAAGGCGGGTCAACATACAGTCGGTTGTACTCTGTAACCTCTGTCTCCCAATCATCCCCAAACTTCATCCTAGCGTAGACACCCAGAGCAAAGAGGCCTTCATTCCTCTGCCCTTGAGGTATTTTATTGAGTGAGAGCGCTTGCAGGCAAGGTGGCCCATCAGCAAATGATTCAGTTTCTTTGATGGCAAGGTTGGCTAGTTTTTCCTCTGTCAGCGCAGTTTTGATCTGCTCCGCTCTTTTAAGGAACTGGAGTACAGAAGCTTTCTTGCCACCAATGATGGCGTAGCGGTCTGTTTTGTCAGCATTAAAATACGGCATGTTGATCCAGTTGCCAACATCTCGCTCACTTGCTAGTTTCACCTGCTTTGGAAATATCTCCACTCCTGGATGCCCAAGAACAGAGGAAAACTTCATCAAGTAATTCCGCACCTTTTCTGCAGACACTGGGGTATTTAAAAACAAATACAAATGCGCCCCACCTGACTTGGTACGGCAAGGCACCAATGGCAAATTCATGTCTTTCAACTTGGCTTCCAACGCCGGTATGTCCAAGGGGTAGGTGTCAATGTCTATGGCACCCCAAGAGCAAGTAGCATCATCCCGAATAGGAATTGAACCCACACCCAACTTGCCATTCAAATGATCTTCCCACTTGTCTATGGTCAACGGCTCCAACACCGTTAACGCTCTGCCTGAAATCTTTTTATCTCCAACCGATGCATCATTGATACGGTATTGACCATGTGCCCGGTGTAGCCCTTCAAACAGGGCTTGAAATCTTTCTGCTACTTGTCTCATGCTTTCTTTCTAACAGGTGGGGGTACTCGCTACACTGCTTACTTTGCGCTTCACTTCAGAGTCACGCAGAATCTGCTTTCCCCCCGAAACTCAACAAGGGTTAAAACGGAACATCATCCGCAGTGGCAGCAACAGGGGCGGCAGGCTTAGCCTCACCACTCTTTACCGCATCACGGAATGACTTAGCGGCACCGTACAAAGCCGCATCCTCAACTGCCCCTGCAGTCTCAATCTTCCACCCATACCACGAACCCTGATCGTTCTGCTCTGGCACAGTGGTCAGGTGGTACATGTGGGAAAACATGGGAGGAGTGAAGAGCTGACCAGCAGCATTCTTAAACTTGATACTCTCCATGCGCGTCATCCATTGACGACTCTTCTTCACCTGGGTGCTACTCATACTGATGAGGGCAGGGGTGAAGAGACCTGTCGCCTTGTCCACAACCAGCACATAATGGGTGCGGGTATCAACCAAATTGTTGCCGTTAGGCAAAACCAGTTGATTCTTTGCATCACGCTGGCAATTGATGACCGTTGGGTCAGAGGGCAGGTGTTCCCCCGCCAACCCACCACCACCTGCTGCCTCCCGAGGCACCCATTCAATAAAGCGCCGGGTGAAGTAGCAGGGGATGACCAAAAGGCCTGTCGCCCCATCCACAATCTCCTGACTTACGGAGTTGAACAAAAAGCCCTCCTCCGCCCCTTTAATATAGGCACCATCTGATTTCTTCACCTGCGGTGACCCCGATTGCAAAATAGCAATATAGGGTATGGAATAAGAATCACGGTCTGCGTTCTCAAATCCGGCACCGACATCTTGCTCATACATTGAGGCAAGCGCTGGCAGGTTTTCCTGCTTTACTGCAACTTCATTTTTCGCCATTTTTGGCTCCTTAAAAAACACCGGGCTAGTTTTTACCCTCCGCCCAGCTCAAGAGGTTTACTTCACTGTTGCCTTGGTGACCTGATAGGCCCCGAAAAGCTCCAATGGAATATTCTTTCCCTGCGCCAACTGCTCTTTCACAAAGGCCTTCAAGGTTGCTGAATGCACTGACCGTTTGTCCTCTGGGTTGAGGCCTAGGCTTTGTGCTGCCGCTATCAATTCTTTCGCCCTTGCATCCTCCTCCTTACCAAACGACGCTGACACCACATGCTTGATGATACCACCAAAGCCGTTGGTATTGAGCCATGCAAACGCTGTACTTTCTTTGTCTTTTGGAATGGATGCATAGACATCTTCTTTCGTTGACACCTTCATCCCATTGTCCAGGGTAAAGGAACTAACGCCTGCCTCAAACATAGCAGTTGGCAGGTCAACTTCTGACACCACCCGCAGGTCCTCATTCAGTAGTTTGAGGTCTGCCTCTACCTGTTCAATCTTTTGCAGCAAATCAAGTTGCCGTTGGGCAAGGTCTGCGATCTGTTTAATGCTGTCGTTGCTTGGAATACTCATACTGCTTTCCCCGATGTATCAAGTTGAATAGAAATGTAGTCATGCTCAATCCGATCCCATTTAAGGATCTTCACCCGCCCATTGTTCTTTTCCCCCGCAATCATGGCAGCAGCCGCGATGACGGATGGGTCACCAACTGTGAGCAAATAGTCATCATCAGAAAAATCTGCCAACTTCTCTTTTAGTGTACGAATGGTCAGGACAGGTGCAAAGAGCGCTCTTCCTGCTGGAATCAACACCTCCATCTTCCCATACTTCAACGCAGGCGTCAGATCAAATTGCTGAACGAAATCGCCTGCAATATTTTTCCGCATCTTTTCTTGTGTGATAAATACTTTTGACATTTTCTTTATATCCACTCCAGTTTAGGATCCCCAGTTACCAATGACGCAATATCTTGTTTATCTCTTAGTGCTTTTACTATCGCTTTGTCTATCGTGCCGACTGCTTCCACGTCAATGTAGGTTACGCTTTCGTCTTGCCCTATTCGGTGCGCTCGATCTTCACTTTGAAGTCGAGTCTCGAGAGAGTAGTCGTTCGAGTAGTAAATAACAGTTTTCGCCTTAGTGAGGGTCAACCCAATACCACCTGAATGTGGCTGACCTACAAAGAACCTGGCATCACTTGCTTGAAACCTGTCCACAGCATCTACACGATCTTGCTGTTTGACCTCTCCAAAATACTGCACCACCGAATCATCCCCATACTTGGTTTTGAGGGCAGCGCTGATGGCTTTGATCTCTGCCACAAAGCGTGCCCAAATGATGACCCCTCCCTGTATATCTTCCAACGCCTCCATCATGGCAGCGATGCGTGGGTTTTTTTCTGGTGTTTCAAAATAGCTCTTGCTTTCCCCGTCATGCCCACCTACCACTTGTTGTAGGCGCAAAATGGATTCCATCTTGGTGAGCACTTTCACATCGCCACTCTCCATCTTCATCCGCAACTCATCCTTAATGTAGTTGTAGGCCTTTTCCTGCACCGGCTCCAGGTCATGGTACAGGCGTTGGTAGATTTTGGGCGGTAGGTCCAAGCACTCGACTTTCCGCTTACGGTAAGAGTGGGGGGCGAGCAACGCTTGCAACTTGTCAAGGTTCCGCCAAATGGGCCTACCACTCTTGTCCTTTGCAATGACCTGTGGCACAAACTTGGAGCCAGTTCGCGCAGCAATATGCCGCATGAGCCCATGGTTGGCTGGCAACAACTCAGAATACTCAGCCTTGAAAGCGTAATAACTACTGGTTTGCAGGATGTTCTCATCAAGAAATGAAAACTGGGCAAAAACATCTGTGGGACCTTGCGTCACTGGGGTGCCGGTCATAATTCTTCTGTAAGGCGCCAGCTTGGCAAGTTTCAAAATATTCTTGGTCCTTTGTGCCATTGGTGTCTTGATTCGCGATGATTCGTCAACAACAAACAGAACCTTGTGTGTGCGAAGCCAGTTCTCAGCCATTTTGCGCCCCTTTTCAGAAGAGAACGCTTCAACGTTGAGGGATAACCAACGAAGACCCACAAACTTGGGATCTGACAGGTTTTCAAGGGCCTTGCGTTCTGCCTTCGTTGGCATGGATGACCAGTAGGTGGCGATGTGGGGAGCCCAATCTGGGTGGTGCACTGGCAACTCATTGTGAATCCAATTGCGGTGAACACCGTTGGGGGCAACAACAAGCACAGCATCAATCCGGCCCAACCCAAACAAATGGGCCGCGGTATCAATGATGACTTTCGTCTTGCCAGTACCTTGTTCCATCAACAAGGCAAATGATTCTAGTTCAGAGGACAGGTTAAATGCCTCTAGCTGATGGTCATAGGGTTTGGTTTTAAATCTCTGCATTTCAAAACTCTTTCTGTTGCTTTCTGAGTACCCATTATAGCCCAATAACAGCAATGTCCAATTGTTTTTTCCTATGCCATACACGTACGTGATAGGGAACAAATGTATTTTTCATTTTCCAAAACTGAAACCGTTGCAACAAAGCATTCTGTGGATAACTACGAAATATTAGCTGTTATTAGCACTTATTAGTACCCATATTAGTAAAAAGTCAATGACTACGTGTGTTCTATCAGTATATTAGCATTTTCAACTTTTTTATGAAAATAAAAAAAATGACCTAAGGGTTCACGTACGTGTAAAGAAGGCAAAAAAAGCCCCACCGGTTAGGGCAGGGCTATGAGGCTCCTGGCAACTGCATAATATCGCTGGAGAACAGATATTTTAATGCAAAAAGCCACCGTACTGGTAATGAAGGGAGGCAAGTTGTGAATTTCTCATAAGTGGTCGAACCAATCCACCTCTTGCACGACCTTCTGGGTTTTGCCTCTGCTGTTGTTGTTCTTGTGCCTGTGCTTGCAGGTCTGCAACACGGATTTCAATCATGTTCATCACCGCCCGTTCTTGCCCCTGCAACTGCGGAAACTGTGCCATAAAGTCATTGAAGAACAAAGTTGCTTGTTCTGGGTTTTGCAGTTGTTGAAGGTAGTTGGCATGCAACCGGTCAAGAATATCACGTTGTTCAGGTGTGGCGGCTTGTCTTGCGGGTACATTGGCTGGGTGCCCAGGATCTGGCTCAAACAGGTTCAAATCATCCACATTGATTTCTGCAGGAAGCGGTTCGGGTAGCTGAGGCTGTACCATAAAATCAGGCAAGGGATAGCCTTGTTGTAGCAACCTGTTTGCCATCAAACCAAGAACATCCCTTGACGCTTGCAAATGCTCATCTGCATTCATCCCATTATTACCTCGGAAAGCAGGATAATCCAGAACACCGTTTTGGAGAGCGTACATGGTGTCGTGAACTGCTGTCAGGTTCAAACGACCATCAGGATGCACATCTTGAGTCATCAAGTCATCTGCTGTTGCTACAGGATCAAAAGCAGGCGGCTCATTGCCACCTGCCTGTCGCTCATACCGTTCTGCATAATCTTCAAGCTCCCTTGCCAAATTAAACATGTCGTTTTCATCTTGCCCCATTTGACGGTGCAAGTTTTGAACGCCCCCGTTATTGCGCAAGGAGTCAGCGTAGTGAAGCAACTGACGAGCATCGATTTCCCCATTTTCAAGTCTGGTAGTTAAGGCGTCAAAACTTTGCTGAAGGTCTTGAGGTTCAACAGGGTATGGGTTGTCTTGACCCAACATCTCTCTGGTTCCTGCATCCCTAATGGCATTTTCCATGTTGGACTCAGCATCCCCCAACTTGTCTTGCAAATACTGGTAACGGGTTCGAGTCAACCCCATTTGAGTAGGTGTTTTGAACCCCTCATTTAATGCCAGTAAGTTTTTAGCTACCCCGGCTTTTACTGCACGGTAACGGTCTGTTTCTGTAGCAGCATTTCGGTATTCGTCAGAATTGCGAATGTCGTTCCAGATGGAGGTCAAGTATTGCTGTGCTCGTTCCCCGCCTGTTTCGGTTCCAACAAAGTTAGAGGTTATGCGTCTTTCCCCTGGTTCACCTACAATTTCTTGTGGTGCATCATACGCCAACTCCTGTGTTATGGGTACATTTACAAACTCTGGAACCTTAACGTCGCGACCTGCAGTAAAGGCATGACTTACCAAATGCCTCTCCTCTCTTGAAAGCGGTGCAAGCAACTCACGGACTACTGGGTCATTTTCAAAACGGTTAATGATTCCTTGTATTGAGGTGTTGTCTCTGTACTCAGGTGAATCATAAAACCGGGTGCCCGGGGGTGCGTTTTGCAACCTATCAAAGTGCTCATGGATTTGGTCAAGTGTACTTTTTGCTCTTCTTTTCGTTTCCACAACTGATGGTGCAGTTAACAGGCGTGATTTTTCCTCTGCCAGGGCAGCATGCAGTTTTTCTAGCATCTGATCTTTGGCTTTGTTAAATTGTTGTTCTTGCCCATAATTCTTTTTGGGCAGTATGTCTAGCCCTGAAATTTCGTAGAGCCTATTTACCTCATGGCCATTTGTTAGTCTATCAATGACATTTTGCAAAGAATCAACATCTGGGTTGCCGTCATGCCCACTTGCATAATTCAGTAACTTTTTAGAAGCGTCATCTATTGAAAAATTCTTAATCCTCGCCTCTGTAAAAGCATCTTTTACCTTGTCTGCATAATTACTAAAATCGTTTGTGTTGTAAACACCTTTATGACCATCTTTTTGGCGACTGTTGATTTGGTAAGCACGGTCGTAGGCATCTTGAGCACGCTTGACTTCTGAGCTTAATTCTGGCGCTGTCATTTGACCAAGTTCGGCATCTGTTTTAAAAGGTGGTGCAAGTGTAGACATGGGCATGCCGTATTGATTGGCTGCATCAAGCACATCTTCTTCCCCAATAAACCTTGTTCCGCCCAACCCCTGCATTAAAGCCTCGTTGTATTGGTTACGATAAATTTTCCACGCCTTGTCTACGTCTTTTGAAAGTTGATCGGTCAGCTTTGCCGGGTCAAGCGCAGCCATAAAAGCGTTTTTATCATTGCTACCAACCGCGTCCCCTACCACTTCATGTATCCAGTCTTGGAAATCTTCCCCAGGTGGAACAAGGTTTGGGTCAGCAGCATTGTCTAAATAGGTGACCAAATCCATTTGTGCCTCACGCCTTGCCTCTTCTGCCACCTCTTGCATCAAGTCATCTACTGCATTGTGGTCAAACAGGGGGTTAAATTTGACTGCATCCCGCTGATGATTTTCCAACAAGTCAAGGGTGTTGGGAAGGTTATGCATGTCGTTAACCCGGCTGTCCAATTTGTCTTTATTTTTATTTAACCATGCCCGAATAGGTGCCTCAAACCGTGGATCTATTTTGCTGTTATTTTCACCCTTTATTTGATCTACTTTGTAGGTAGTCTTGTCATCCATCAATTTCTGCAGTTCAGGCATCTCAGCAACAGCTGCTTGCCACTGTCTTCCCGTCTGTATAAACCTTTGCACACCAACGGGCAGGGCGTCAATTTGATTCATGCCATTGTCTAAAAGATAGCGTTTTACATCTTGCTGTAAATCATTTGGGTTAGGATCGGTTAGACGCACCTGCATTGCCCCCTGCGCTGAGCCATCTGGGGCGTAGACAGCTGGGAACATTTCTCGCCCCGCTGCTGCCTCATCTATGTAGCCAGAGGAGGTAGTGTCGTTGCCCCTTGGTACAAGACCAGTGTGCGGTTCAACCAAAGGGGAGTGGCCGGGGTAGTCAGGAGTACCGTGACCGCCACGGGCAAGGCAGAAATTCAAGTCTTTGGTGAGAACTGAGAAATCCCTGATGTACATGTCGGGGTTAGCATCAATGAATGCTTTGTTGAATTCCACTATCCTTGACCCGGCAGGTGTGATGCCTACCGGTTTTGTAAAAACAACAGAAGCCGGGTATTCTTGAACACGGTTGTAGCGCCAGTCCCCGTATGCTTTCTTGCTGTTTTGTTTTGCTTTTTCTTCTGCCTTCTGCTGTTTGTGCGTCAAGTTAATGGCTGCAACCATATCAACTTTTTTCAAGTCTTCTGGTGCAATTTCACCTTTTATCAGGCTTCTAAAAACATTTTTTCGCACATTTTCCAAACCCATCTTATCTATGTACCGGTCATTTATGTCGTAAATTGGAACGTCATTTGGGACCCTAGACATGTAGGGGTAGTCTGGACCTGTGTAGCCTTCATCCTTTAACAACTCATTGTGCCATTCTTGCGCCTCTGCTTCATTTTGAAATGTACGAGCACCTACATCCGTTGTGTTATTTCCCCGCCTTGACACCCACCGTTGACTTCTTGTGTCAAAAGTCAATGAGGGAGGTTCCTGTGTCTTAACCCTATCATCATTCCAATGATCGGAGGTGATAGAGGCGTCACTCATATTTTCAACTTTTTGACCCAGTGGGGTAGTTGCTGTTTGAGTACCGATTTCAGGATTCTTTGCCAAAGCGTCAGCAGAATGATTACTAATAGCGTACTGACGCTGATCTTCACCCCTGTCTTGTGCCCGGCTGTAGTAGTTAGAATCTGTTACAAAATCACGGTCACCCACAAACACATCTTTCTCAGCTGCTTTGACAAACGGGTCATTCTTGGTGCCGGTGCCCATTTGTTTGGTGATGTAGTTGAGGTAGGGGCCTTTGGTAAGCCAGTCATAATAGGGCTCAATTACTTTGCCAACATCCAGGGAAGAACCAGGAATTTGTGCAAAAGGTGAATCTGCGTGTTCTGCATTCCATTCCTTTGTAAAATTATCGCTTGCAGTGTTATAAATAACATTTTTAATATTTTTAGGCAAGTGATAGAACTCAATCCCGTTGGGGGGCAATATATTTGGGTCTTCTAACAGTTGTTGAGGAGTGTAGGTGGGTCCGTCATCTTGAAGTTTAAAACCCGGTTGCTCCAAAATAGCCGGATATTTTTGTACCCAGTCTTGCCACAATTTTGCGTCCTGTTTTAATTCAGTATTAAGAAACCTATCAAAAGCCTCTCGTTGACTGTTATCAAGTATGTTCATTTTCCATTCAACAAAATGCGTTTTGCCAAGCCCTGGAATGTCATTGACAGGGGTGTAGTTGAGGTCAGGAGCGGATGCATTTAGGTGACTGTATATGGGGGAGTTGTCAGCAAGTTCTTCTATTGGCTTGGTTGCACCCAAAGTTGTTGGAAAGTTGCCACCGCTTGGCTTGACTGCAAACAATTGCGTTTCTGGTTGAAGCACCTCTGGCACACCTGGAATTGGGTTCAACCCCTGCGCCTTGCGCCGTTCCATGGTTTGTGCAAATGAGTCAGCCGCTGTTTGCAACTTGGTACCGTATGTTGGTTTGTTTGTGACTGGGTCTACACGTCTAAAACCACTCTGTGCATTTGCAAAATCGGTGGGTATGTCACGCACTTGTGAAGCAACCCGGTTTGCTTCTCCACGCAAAGCGATCGCGTCACTAGGTGTAAGCACAGGACGGCGTTCCCCAGATGCTACAAACCCCGAACCCCTAGGACCTGACATTACAGGCGGCAGTTTTAAGGTATCAAACAAAAGGGAATTGACACCTTGCTGAATTGCTTGCCCACCGGGCGTTTGTGTTTGCAAAGGACCGTAGTACTTTTGCATCAAAGCGTCAATTGACGGTAGCTGTTCCCTCTCTTTTGCAATACGCGCAGCATTTTCCTGATCGCCTACAGCTTTGTAAAGTGCCTCTGAACCTAACTTGTTTACATTGCTAAGAACAGTGTCCCCAGTGGCTTGCAACATTGGAATAACAGCAAGTGGGGTGTAGTTCACACCTAATCGACCAACATCTCGCAACGCTTCTGGCGCTTGCGACATTGTTTTCTTAACACGGTCAACAAAAGTTGGAGAAGAGGAGGGTGCTGGATATCTAGCAAGTAGCCTTGCAACCTCTGGGTTTACAGGAAGTTTAGGAGCAGGAGCAGGGGTGTTGTCGCCCATACCGTCATCACCGGCGTATACACCGTTTGCATCATAAATATCAGCCATTACTGCTCCTCAGTGGCGTATTTTTTCTTCAGCTCTTCAAATGTAGCATCATCCGCGGCCTGTTGATCCTCAGCACTGGGTTCTTCTTTTGTGGGCAACTTGGGTGCTTTGCCAGAAGAAACACTTATAGCACTTGTCATTTTCTTTTCGCGCACAGCGCTTTTAGCCGCCTGTTGGGATTGCTTCTGCACCTGCCCCTCCAACCGTTCCGTCACTTTTTGCACCTCCCGCGGGGTGCCTGTTTTCAGTATTTGCGCCACCTCGTTGGCAACCTTTTCACTCATGGGCAGGCCTTGTTGATACATTTTAAAGAGCTTGGCAAGAAAAGAACCAGGACCACTGGAGGCACTTAGGTCAAGCATTTGCCCTGTAATGTCAACAGCGGAGTTTTCATCTAAGTCTTTCATAGCAGCAGCACGGGGTGCGGTGCGGCTATTTCGCACAAGGTCTTGGGCGTTGCGAAACACTTGTGCCTCCCGCTCCAACGCTGCCTCAAACAACTTGTAGTCGTTGGGGTTGTCAAATAAGGCAGCCAAGCGGGCCTTAGTGGCGGGGGCTGAAATGACAATTTGAGCAGCATTGATTTGTTGAGGGCGAGTCAAAATGTCGTTGAGGATGCTTTGTGCTACACCAGCCCGCAGTGCGTTCTTTTCAGCATCAGACATGGTTTTCACCATTGCCTTTGCCTGATCTGGCATAAAGCCTTTCTTCAAAAACTCATCCTTACCAAACCTTAACGCCTCCAACACCTCACTATCTCCTGCATACTTGGTTCGTGCCTGTGCATACTTGGAAACTCCTGTCGCTGGGTCTGTGGTCACACTATCAATGACCTTTACAAACTCTTTCTTCACATCTTTAAGTGCATTGGCCTCAGTTTTAGACAATGGGTTGGTGCCGCCAAAACCCTTATCAATAATTGAGTCAATACCGCGTTTGATGTAGTCAAGAGTGCGGACATCTGGCATTTGAGTCACACGGGCTGTGCCGTCTGCATCAACAGTGTAGAGGCGTTTGAGGTCGTACTGGTCAGTGTTTTCACCCCTCAACTGCGCTGCCAACTTTTCTTTTTCAGCAATAGACCGTGCCTCATCGTAGGCCTTTTTGAAGGTAGGATCTTCCAACACCTGTGTAATTCGTGGATCATTGACTGTGCCAAAAGCGTAGGCATCTTTGTAGGCAGTATTTGCGTTACCCCTCAAAGTGCTCACCATTTTGCCTTCTTGATCTGCGTAATTCACATTGTTACCCACAGCCTTTGTGACCTTGTCACCCACGTTTTGACGCCCAGCTTCCAAGCGTTTTTCCATTGGGTCACCCAAAATCTTTCGCCCACCGCCTGGTTTAGCCACAACCGCCTCACCCAGGCTAGTCAATGACGGGGTAACATCAGCAAGGGTTGACTTGACACCCAAAGCCGCATCCCGCGCCATGGTGCGTTTGAGAGAACGCATGCCAACTGAATCACGGTTCATTGCGTTGAGCACTTTGTTGATGGCGGCATCACTGACATCTGTTGCACTTGGGAGGAGTGCTTTTTTGACTGCTTTTAGTCCTTGCCCCGTCTTGGTTATTACTTTAGAAAGGGTAGGTGCTACCACAGCGGTTGTTGCACCTGTTTTGACACCTTCAGACAGGCGATCACCCATGTCTCCCTCACTCGCCCCCATGCCAGATACGAATCCTTGTGCGCCTGCACTTCCTGAGGTTTTTGCAAGGTCGTACAACCGCTTGCCTCGGCTCGCTGTCATGCTTAGACCAATAGCGGCGGGTGCTTGACCACCTGGGATCATTTCCATGGCAAGAGAAGGTGCAAGACCGCTAACTAACTCCGTGCCTAAAGCGGCGTAGGGGTGTTTGTTGGCAAAGGCTGCATACTTGCCTCGTTCTTCTGCCAACACGTCCTCATACGGCCTGTTTTCCATCTGCGCACGCACACGCGCAATTGCCTCATCACCAAAAGAAAATCCAGCCCCCTGTCCCACCGCTCGCCCAAAGTTAGCCAATGAATAATCCGCATCTTCCTCAGTTGGTGTGTAGGTGGGCGGTGCTCCTCCATTTTCCATCCGCACAGCCCCACCATTGGCAAAATTCATTTTGTAGTTGGCGTTGTATTGTGTTGGTCCTTGCGTTGGTTGGGTGACGCCAAAGTTAAAAGTGCCGGAACCTGCTGGGTGACTTAAATTAAGGTAACGGGCGTCAACTTGATTTTTACGAGTAGGCAGGTAATGAGATGCTGATACTCCAGCGTCCACAGAACCGCGTCCCACAGGGTAAGATGCTTGCAGATCAGCCAAGCGAACAGGCGCCCCAGTTGGCTGTGTTGCTGACAAACTCACACGACCTTGCCCCACTGGGTGACTGTAACGGGCAGAAAGTGCGCTAAAAGTTCTTGGGTCTACATCTGGCATGTGGCTCACTTGCCCTTCAACTGATGCGTAGCCAGGACCCATTTTGCGTCCTGCCCCTAGCATGGCAGATTCCTGCCGCCCTTGTGAGCCGTAGTTGACGTTGGCGCCCGTCAGTTTTTGATACAACTGCTCATCGTCCAACTCCATGTGACCGCCATCCTCCATCTTGACGTAGCCACCCTCTGCAAACTCCTCTGTCTGCGCTTTGTGCATCGCGCCTGATCTTCTTTCTTTAAGTGTTTCCTCATGCTCCTTAATTTTCCTAAGAGCAGCAGCCTGGGCGTTTTTGAACAGTATTGCCCTTTCTGATGCATTCATGTTGAGGGAGCCTTGCAGGTCCATCAAAATACCGCGTTCACCCTCTGTTGGGTTACCTCCAAAAGTAATTTTCAATTGACTCAAGGCGTTTTGACCCACAAGGTTTTCAAGCTCAGTGCTCGCTTTTATACCCTCTGACTCACCCACTAAAGGTATGTTCCTGCCAAAAGTACGGCGCGCACCTGCGGCAAAACCTTCATACGCTTTTTCGTTAATTTTTAACGCTTTGCTAAGGTTAAGAACCAAGGTTTTACCTGCACTAATGCCTGCCTTTGCCTCATCAATCGCTTTCCTGTCATCAGCAGTAAGTTTGACCTCTGACCGTTCTTTTTGCAGGTCTTGCACCCTTTTGTTAAAAGCAGGAGTGCCTGGGGTCAACCCCTCATCCTGCGCTACTTTGCCTAAAGGCGAAACGGCTTTGTTCGCCTCACCTGTGCTGTCTTTGCTAGGTGCAATGTGGGTGGCTTTTTTGATAATTGCGTTTGCCCTGTCCACATCCGCTTTAGGGTGCGAACCGGGCGTTTTTGCTACATCCATCAATACTTTGTTGGCCCACTGCTCAAGGGTTAAATTGGTATCTGCTTTTTCTTCTGGCTTGATGTAGTTCAATCTATCAAGGCGTTTTTGCGCATTGGTCTTGGCAAGCTGCGTGGAGGTTTTGCTTTCAATAGTAGCAGTCAGGCGGTCAACTTCGGACGTGGGGCTTTTATCTCCCGGTGTCCAAGTCATCTTGTTCATCCTTTTTTCCAGCATCGCTTTGTCAGTTGTATAAGTAGGCGACTTAGGATCAAGCCCCTGCAACTGCCGCATCAACGTCTGGTACTCACCCTGTTTGCCTTGCGTCAACTGAGAAAGCTTGGTGATTACACCAATTTGACCACCCAAGTCGTTTACATCTTGGTCAAGCCCCATTTGTTTGTATTTCATCTGCAGGTCAGACAAGGCGTCTTTTCGCGCCTGCATCTTTTCAACTTCAGGAGCAAGGGCTTCACCCACATTGCCCATAGTCTCACCAAAAGAACCAGTGCGAGTAGGTTTACCAAAGGCGCCTGCCATTTTGAAATACATGGCTGCTTCACCCATCGGGTCCGCAGCCCTTGCCAACAACTTTCGCTGCGCTTCCGCAAGAATGGCTGTGCGGTCTGTTGACCGCTTGGTCAACGCCCCTTGATACTGCGTTAACAGGCTCTTTAACTGCGCAGAATAAGGGCTACCGGAATCTAGACCAGTAGAGGTACCGATTGCGTCATCGGACCCTTCTGCATCAAGTTGTGCTTGATCTTTTGCATCCTCTGCTTCCAGTTGATCAACAGTTTCAATTTGGTCATCATCTTCTTTTGCCATTTTTTACCCTTTAAATGATGCCGGTTTTCTTTAAACCTGCAACGGTCATACCAGTGGAGGCAAGTTGCGACAAAACAGATGGCTGATAAGCAGCCGCTGGACCTGTTGATTCTGTGGTGGTGCGTGATGGCAAATCCAACCCGCGAACTGCTGCGTTCATAAAAGCGATGCGGTTGTATGGGTCGTTTTGCTGTTGCTGGAAGTCTTGATACGCAGTATCCATGCTTCTCTGTGCCAACGCCTGTTTCTGACCACCCACAGATTCAAGTGCTGCTGCCTCTGTAAGACCTGCTTGTTGCTGCAGACCACCCAAAGTTTCCTGTTGTTTGGCTAGGTCAAGCAGACGGGCTTGATCTGCGCCTTGCAAGTTACCAGCAGCTTGTCCCATTTGAGCAAGCCGGGTCTGATCTGCTTGCATCTGTGTACCTGCCTGTGTATACCCTTGTTGCATGGCCTGTGCCTGTTGAGCAAGTGTGGATTCTTGCAAATCACGCATACCCCTTGCCAACGCCTCCCCTGACCTACTACCCCCAAAACTACCACCGCCAATAAACTGACTTTGAATAGTTGGAATGATGTTTTCTGACAATTGACGTTGCGCAAGATCGCCTATCCTGTTCACCACTTGATTGGTGTAGGGGTTCATATAGGCGTTGATGCCTTGGGGGACAGTTTGCGCGGCCTGTGAAAAATAGGGCTGCGCTGCGCCCATACCAGTGGCGTCGTCTACAGTGCCTAAAGTGTTACCTGCAGCTGTAAATTGCGGTTTGTAACTACCTGCAAGCTCTGGGGTCTGGTTAAAAGCCTGCAACTGCTGCGGGTCAAACCCAGCAACCCGTGGGCCACCAAAAGTCTGGTAAGGGGCGGCAGCAATGGCGTTGGCCTTTGCCACCAACCCTTGTGTGTAATCACTGTACCAAGCGGGGGTGTCTTTGGCTGCAACACCGTAGGTTGTTACCGACGCTGGTGGTTTGCCTTCAAATAGAAAGTCTGCTACGCTCATGCCATTCTCCCACTAAGATAGGTAAGGGGTGACTGGGCGTCAGGGGAAATCTTGCCCCTTGACAACGCACCACCTTTTTGTTTTCTAACCGCTTCTCGCATCTGATCCAAGCGCTTAGCGCCTGCATCCCCATTGCCATTGCCAAGCAAGGCAACTGTTTCTGCGTCCATTACATATTCTCCGGGAGAAAGCATGGCGTGGATGTTGTCTGTTCTACCATCTGCAACATTGCCGCCATGTGCCATTGCTAGCCCACCTGTCGCGTATCTTTGAGAAGGCTGTGATTGCTGCATGGTAGGTTGCACTGAAGGCGGCACGGCGCCGTAATTAAAATAGCGGTAATTGGGATTTTGCTGTTGCATGGGTACTTTTTGCAAAGCACCTGTAGGCCGTTGTGGCATTGCGCCCCTGTTTGCTTGTGCTCCACCAAGTGCGGCAAGCGGCGATTGCTGAGGCATAGGTGCCTGTTGCCCTTGCGGCATAGGTTGTTGCGGCATCATTTGCGGTTGAGGTGCGCCAAGTTGTGGAGATAAGCCCCCGCCACCCATATACCCGCCATCTTCCATCCGCACAAATCCCCCATCTTTTGCAGTGTAGTCAATAGGTTCATAAACAGGGTCAGACAAAAACTTATGGGTGCCTTCTGTCTGCGCGTATGTGCTGTAATCCCCGGTGTACGGGTTGTACTCACGTTTCATTTCCAATTGCGGTAAGCTGGTGTAAAAACGTGAATCACCTATTTGTGTATCAGGAGTGCTTGTTGGCTGATCATCTTTTTTCTTGTCGTCTTTGCTTGCAGCAGCTATTAATGCTGCACCTCCTAGCAGATAGTAAGGGGTGCTTCCAGTTGTTGACCAACTGTATGCATTTTCACCTGCAGCAAGCGCCGCATCTCCTACATTTGACAAGCTTAACGCACCGGTATCAGGCGACGCTACTCTACTGTAGTCCACTACTTCTGGTAAAGTAGGCTCATTTGCTACCCTAACCCGCATATTGGGGTTGTTGGGGTAGTCGGGGTCCTGCGCAAAGTTCTTGTCACCGCCTGTTGCGGGTTGTTTTCCAGACCCAGACTTATAGTCTGAGTCCATGTTGCTTTCTGTCTTTAAGCCGAATTTTTGATCCAGCACAGGATCAGGCTCTGGAACATATGGCTCATAAATACTGCCTTGCCCCGTGTTCATTTGCACATTTGCTTTGTTAATTGCAGGTGTTGTTGTTTCTGCAGCAGTTGACTGTGTTGGGAAACGCGTATCTAAACTTTGCATCTCTAACCCAGAAGGTGTTGGTGGACCAACTGGGTTACTTGCAGGAGGCAAATCTGCGCCACTGAGCTCTGTGCCACCTGCCACTGGCGCACTGCTAGCAGACCCGTCTACCTCAAACCCTCCACTAGTAGACCCACTACCGTCTACAGTAGTGTCAAGTGATACAGGAGGACCGCTAGCGTCATAAGGCACCCCGTTAGCGTCATAAAGTGGGACAGCACCAGGTGATGTTGGGGTACCGGCAAAAAATTCTTTTTTAACATAATTACCAGCAGCTGTAAACGCAGCTGTTGTAAGCCCGTCTTTGACAGCCGCATCAAAGCTTTTGCCCTGCGCCAACGAGTAAGTGCCCGCAGCTATGCCTGTAGCTGTTGCCGTCCCTGCCCCTGCAAACTCTAGCCCCGGTATCCCGTATGTGTATGCTGCTGCAATGACAATAAATCGTACCGGGTCTTGTTTTATAGGCTCAATAATTTTGTCATTAACAAAATTTCCCACATCGTTCACAGCATTATCAAACTTGTCACCAGCACCTGGTACAAATGTATTTATTACAGACCCAAAGAAACTCATATTATGCTCCCATTGCCAATCCAGGTGCTTGTGGGGCGCCTAGTGTAATTGTTGCGTTGTACGAATTTTGCTGGTCTTGCTGCATTTGAATGCTATACTTTTGCGAAAGTTGTTGCAATGCAGCAATAGTTTCAGGCTCATCCAGCTTCATGCGAACAGTTGTAATACCGTCATTTTGCAAGTCATCAAAAAGTTGCATTGCGTTGATAGGCACATTAGGTGCAGTGTCAGCATTTGCTGTATACACAATTGCTGCAGTTGGTGTTTTTTGAGAAACCATTGCAACAAAAGATGTGTTGCCGTATTTCAAGGCATGTGCGCCTGGGTAGGTCATCATCTTTGCATACGCCGCTTTTACAATTTGAAAAGGCACTTGCTGTGCTGCGTTTGCAGAGTCGATCTCAAGGATCTGACCTACTGTCAGCATTTTTTGTTTACTGTCTACTAGTTCCATACTATTGCACCTTATCCTACTGCTTGCACAAATCTACTTGCCCATTCCCGCCAGTCATCAAAAGCTAACGGGTTAGGTGGATTCTTTTGACTGATGCCAGAAAGGGCGCAAAAAGCAACGCCCCACTCCTGCCACTTACTCTCATCATCAAGCCTTGGAATAGGCGCGTATTCAGCCAAGTCCAACGACAACTGATCTGCCCAATCTCGTAACTCGATTATAACGGGCAACGTAATCAAGTGACACCCCCAAGCACTGTGCCATCGGCCTCTTCCAAATGCGCAATTACTTGCCCCATCTGATAGTCGCCATTGATGGTATTGGACATGAACCTGAAACGCATTTCACGCCTAATATCCTTGAAAAACACTACTTGCTCATACGGTGTTGTGGCGCTGTCTGGAAACACGTGCGGTTCTGTTTCCACTTCCACCGACCTTGCATTTGCCCGACCGTGAATGGCAACAGACATATTGCCCACTTGCACAAAGTCTGGCTCAATCATGGTGCAACGCAATGATTTCTCATGGTTTTGTGTAACCAAGGCACTCATGTCAGCGGTTTCAAAATACGATTCGATTGCGTTAATTTCACTAATATCTACCTCATTCACCCCCACCTCATGCCGCCACAGCTTGTAGCTATTGCCAGCCCAGGTGATACGAATGTCACCACTTTGTGTGGTGCGCACAGCGCCTGTTTGCGTTGTTCTTTGCCCAGGTGCTATGCGTGAGGTGTTGAGCAGGACGCCCGTTAAAAAGGGTGCGCCAAAAGTGGTTGCAAACTCCCCTGCTGACCGCCCATCGTTAGGCAACTCTGTATCATACCAAATGTTTTCACGCACGTTGTAAATAACGGCATGCGTACATTCTGTTGCAGAACCTCTTGGGTAGCACCACCAAATTTCGCCAAACCGGGGCACTTTAAAAGCAAACACCCGCTGTGCTGCTTCGCGATTCAAGCCATCAAAGAACCAGTTGATGTTCATGTTGTTGGGCAGGTCGCGGACAACACCATTGAAGAAAATAAACCGGTCAGTACCGCACCAGTAGTACACACCGTCATGCTCAATGACAGAAGCAGCGGACAGAATAGAACTGTTTGAACTGATAGTGTCAAACTGAAATATCTGTGTGCTGCCTACATACGATGCTCTAACCACTGCATCCAACGACCAGTAGAGGCCCGCTGGGGCATTTCCAGGGCCGCCCCTTAGGGGTAACCCTCTTACCAGCTTTTGTGCAGCGATACGGGCGTTTCCTGACCCTGTGCTAGTTAAATCTGCAGGATTACCTGGGACTGACCAACCAATTGAGCCATCTTTTCCAAAAATAGTCAGGTATGGGTGTAACACGCAAACCCCGCCTGAGCCGTCTACTCCTGCAGGCAGTGTAAGTGGAGTTAGTCGGTCTGTGGTACGCAGATCACCGTAGAAAATTTGGGCATCTGTGGTGTTGGACAAAGAACCGGCGTTGGGTGCTACTTGAGCAACAATTTTGTTGCTTGGCACCAAGCTGATTGAGTCATACAGAACGTCAAACTGCCAAAGGTTGTTGTCATTTTGAGTAAGCGTAAGAGGTGTCCTATCTTGCACGCCACTTGCACTTGCCGCCTCATTCAATGTGACCAATTGCACATAAGAAGCACTTCCCATATGTACGTAGGTAGTACCATTTTCTGTAAATGTTTTCAAGCCCCTGCAAACTTCAGCCAAGTAGTCAGTTACGTTTTGATACCCAAATATCTTTCTTGGCAACCCGCGCTGAAACCGCACCCATTGACCGTCAACGTAATAATCACCTTCAAACCGCGTGCCATCACGCTTAATGCCTGCAAGGGATTTGATGACAATAGGACTAGTTGCCATTAGAAGCTACCACCATCTACTGGGTTAAGTCCAAGGGCGACAACAGCGGCGGGGGCAGTTACAGCACCTGTGCCGCCTTGCGCAATAGGCAGCGGCAACGTAATACCTCCAGTATCTGCATCCACCACTTGTGAGCCGTTGCAGTACAAAATGGATGAAGCACCGGCGTTAACTGTTTGCCCCGACAAAGACGCGGTTTTAATAGTAAGAGTAAAGGCGCCTGTTGCATTGTTGGTCACCCAGTACTGTTGAATGGTATTAGGCACAACAACATTTCTGTTGCCCGTTAACACACCCGTAAAGTTGTAAGCAACACGGTTCAACTCTGAGCCAGACAAGGTGTAGTTGCCTGCTCCTGCCACACTTATTGTTATGTAATCAAATGCAAAAAGCGCCGATTGCCCATACCCCAATGAATAGTAGTTGGTACCGTCGGTAAGAATAATAGCAGAGTCAAGAGGTTGTAAAACCAGAGTTGATGCAAGATCAATGGTGTTGGCACCCACAGGGGTGATGGTCAATGTGCCGGTGCCGGCATTTTTAATTTGAACAAACCAGTTGTCAGCAGCACTTGAGGCAAGGGGCAAGGTTATAGTGCCAATACCACCTGTCCACAAATATGTGTCTGCACGTGCGTCTGTGGTGATTGCAATGTTGGTTGAAAAACTGATAACCGGCATTGACTGCGACAGCACAGAGCCAAGAGCCACAATACCTGTGCCTGCAAGGGAGGAGGCGTTGGCTGTTGAAACAGCAGCACCATATTGAAATGCGCGCCATGTGCCTTGAGGTGTTGAGTTGTCCGTCAAATACAATTGGTATGTGGTGCCAACTGCACTACTCAACAACTGCGTGCCTGTGGAATCATGTACGGTGTAGGCGTAAGCACCTGTGTTGTTGAACAGCATGGCTGTGCCTGTGGACACCTCCATGGCAGAGGGCAACCAGAGTTGTCGGCTTGCAGAACTTGCCGATACATCCATGATACCAGCAAGCAAATTGGTACCTGTTGACGCCTCAACGGGCCAACTAAAATAAGTGATGGCGTCAGTTAGGGTGACAGCTGAGTAAGAAAAGTCAGCGGGTGCAATGTTACTCCCGCCAAAAATGTTGGTGTAAACAGTCATGGTTATACCTCTTGTCTTGCGCTGCCGCGGTCAATAATCTTCTTATCGTCTTCTTGACCCATAGACGACGCCGCCATTTGATAGAAATTCATCCAAGTAGCAATACGCTCATCATTCTTTAGATAAGGTGTAGCTTCAAGTAGAGTGCCGTATAGCAGCAAGTTAGGCGCAAACTCTGTGAGCCAATTAGTCTGCGTGCTGTCATCAAGTAGGGCAGGAAGTTCGTAGTACACAATTTCCATTGGGTATGCAAAGTCAGGAGTAGGCGCAAAGAGCCAGTGCCTGTAGTCGTAATCAGCGTAAAAAACAGGAGTTTCTGTTTCTGTTTGATTAGGCCAATACGCTCTGCAATATTCATACGATCTGCCAAACACCTCCGTCCGCACATTGTTGGTTGCACCGGTACCTATGTTGATAGAAATTGTTTCGCGCCAACGGTCGGGTTTAGGTATTACCGCCACATTGGCTTGCATGGTGGAGGAGACAACAGTTTGAAAACCTTGAACTTTTAAGTCGCGAGCAATGCGGCGCTCAGCAAGGTTGATGAGTTTAGGAATCTGTGCGTAAACAAGTGGGTCAGTGGCGGCAGAAGCGCCACGTTCCAAGTAACTACGAACGTCGTCTTTTAGGGACGTAAAGGTCATTGCCTGAGGCATCACACATTCCTTTCAAAATGCGGGCAATCTACCAATGATTTGAAGTTTCCACCCCATCTATTCTTGAGGTTCAAAGACTCCCAATAAGCCCCTAACGGGGCAATGGTTGCCTTGTCCCAGATTATACTTCCGTTTTGAAAAAAGTTCAAGTCAATAGCACATCTTTTTAAATGGATAGAGTTCATGGTCTTGGAGCGACCTGTCTTGAAGTAAATTGCTTGCTGTTCAGGTGTGCGGGCAAGTTCGCCGCCTGTGACCACAAAACCTTGCTCCGTGGCATAGGTGATGAGTTTGCAAGCATCCAGCAAGAATGCGGCTTGTTCGGTGCTTAAGCTCATTTTTCTTCCTCATCATGGGACAGTTTCACGCCAGCCAACAACCCAATAAACCCGCCCACAATGGTTTGAAATGCCGGGCTAATCAGTTTGAAGATTTCAGCGTTGTCCACTTTTTCGTCAAACAAGCCCATCATTAAAACGCCAACCATGCTGATGATGACAACGCACAAAGTGAAGCTGACCATCAGCGTTACAAAAAAAGTTAGTTTTGCCTTCATTTTTTACCTTTCAGTTCAGCCAGCTTTTCAATGGTTCTGCCACCGAAGTATGCACCCATGATAAGCATTCCCCACTGTCCAAGCAAGGAAACATAGGATTCATTGGCATTTAAACCAAACGCCGACATCATGGCAAACAAGAAATACCCGCAGAAGATGGCAATCAGTGACATAGGCCGGATATTCTTGGACAACCAGCTATCGCTGCTCATGTCGGCTTGCCAGCGGTCTGTGACGTTATCCGCATCACTCTGCGCAGCTTTGGCAAACATTTCCATTTCAGCCAACTCTAGCTTGGCTTTTTCAATGCCCAGTTCAATGAGTTTTTCTTCGTGGTCAAACTGAAGCTGGCGCAGCTTGGCGACGTCTTCTGCGGTTGGGTTGTCAGGAATCTTCACGCCAAGCGTGTTCTCAACGACCTCCTTGCCTTTGGCTTGAATGGCGCTGGATAGCAGCCCCAACCCGTTTTCAGCGAGAGTGCCAAGTAGTGATGCAATGATAGGTAACATTATTTTTCCTCACGTTTCTTTTGTTCAATTTCACGTCTGAGCTTTTCTACCTTCTCTACCTGCGCCTTGACTTCGTTCTTGGCTGTCAAGATGTCCATGTACAACATTCCAAGCAGTGGCAGCATCAGCCCAACCAAAACCAAAGCAGCGATCCAGCCCATTATGTCTTCTCCCACCGATTCAGCAGGAGGAGCCACGCCCAGAGATACAGGAGGAATATAGTAGTCGCTATCAGGTACGCGGACTTTGCTTGGAAGCTTCTTTGCTTTTCCCGCCGTTGCCATAGCCTGTACCTCTGCTGCGCTTCTTGTTTCAGCCTTGCCTGTTCCTGCTCCTGACCAATGACTTCCCGCATCTCAAACACTTTGCTGTACAGCGCCCCCATCTCAGGCGGAGATTGATACACCATCGTTTCCCTGACCGTTACTATCAATGCCGCCATCTGTTGCTGCGCCATGACTCGCTGCAATGCAGATTCCATCAGGTTGGCAGCGGGGTCATAGACGTTTTTGGACTTTTCTTCTTCCTCTCGGATGTGCGTTGCTAACTGCTCTTCAAGTTTAAACAGCTTGGTGAGCTGCCCAACGATGTCCGCCATGACTTGAGTTTCGTCAACGGCAACGAACTTCTCCTTCTTTTTCGCCACAGGCTTGGTCGGCTCTGGGTCTGCTGCAAACAACTTTTGCCAAAAACTGCGAACCTGCTTTGCATCAGAAACGATTTCATCGACAGTCTTCTTGACCTCCACAAAAGACGTTTTAGCGTCCTTGTACAGCTTGCATCCCTGCTTGATAGCAGCAACACAGGCATTGGCGGCAAAGAGGAGAGATATAGGATCAATTTACAGCCCCAACAGTTTTTTGACAAACTCGCCGGCAACGCCTGGGCCAAACAACACGCAAATCATGACTGCATACAGCAAGTATTCAATCTTGGTCATGCGTTTGTCGCTGTCAGCCAATGACTTTTGGATGGCTTC